AAAGAGAGACGGGGTGGAGATTGATCCAACCTCTTCTTTCAGGCCAATGAATATGATAGTAAGCACCGAAGATGGAGATGCGACCTTGACCATCCAGGAGGGCAAAGCAATCATTCGATTCCCTGGCAAAGATAAAGACCACGATGAGAAAGAAAACGAGGTATTGCCAGCCCTTCGTCACGATGATGCTCTGTGAATGCTGACAACCCTGTCATGTTGCCATTCATATACCATTGAAAAAAGTGCGATAGAATAATGGCAACCGCAGAAATGCTTCAACCCTCCGTTGGATGGTCGGCTTTTGGCTCAGATTTCCTAATCAAAGAGGATATGGGCAACGATCTGTTCGTTGCCGGATACGCAAGCGTGGACATGGTGGACAAGCAGGGTGACAGAATCCCAACTGCGGCTCTAAAGAAAGCCTTCGGGAAATTCATGGAGAACAAGGCATACAGGAATGTTCAGCTTGCACATAGCGGTATCCAAGTTGGCGAAGTAGTCAGCGATTACAAAGATTCACAGGGGCGTGTATGGAAATCCGAGGTGGATGATCACGGCCTCTTTGTCGTATGTAAGATACGCAGCGACATTCAGAAGGCACGAGAAGTGCAGAAGCAGGTGCGAGACGGAGATCTTCGTGCCTTTTCAATAGGGGGCCAAGCCCTGTTCCGTGTGAACAAGCACACGCCTGAGCATGGCAACCACAGAGAAATTACTGACCTTGAATTGCATGAGATAACCCTCTGCAAAAAGGGAATCAACCCCGAGGCCAGTTATACAATCCTCAAAATGGATGACACGGAAGTGGAAAAGATGACAGACAACGAAGCATTGACGGAAATAAGAGATAGCCTGAATGGAATACTGAAGGCCATCGACAAGAATGAAGAAAAGACAGAGGAGAAGTCGGAAGAGAAAGAAGCTCCCGAAGTGGAGAAATCCACCCAGGATGCACTTCACTACATCGACACTCTTGAGAAGTTCGCACACGAGCAGGGTGTCGATCTCAACGGACTGAGGACTCACTTCGGTCTTGAGAAGGCATACATGGTCGGCGTGGACGGCTCTGGTGGATACTCGCACCGAGGAATGGGTGACGAGATCGGCGCAGGAGAGGACGCAACTGAAGTGTCCTATCCTTCTCTCTCGGCTCCTGGTGGCAACAAATACGTCATCAAGCAGCCAGGCGTTAGCAACATGGCATACTCAAAGCCATCGGGCAACAAGAACGTCATCAAATCCCCACCAGGACAGGTGACTCCCGAAGGACTGGAGAGAGGATACGCTGCATACGCTTCCCTTCGTGACGAAGAGGGGCTAAAGGCCATCGTCAAGCAGGACTGGGAAGCTCGCTACGAAGCAGAGACGGCTCGTGCGCTTGAAGTTCAGAAGGCGAACGACTTCGGCGGGCAGATTTCTGCTCTCAAAGCCGAGATAGCAAACCTCAGCTCTCAGAACACCGAGATCCAGAAGTCGGCAACGGCTTCTCCATCAACCGACATTCGAGTTCCCACGAACGAGGAGTTTGCCGCAATGGGCAACGACCTTGAGTCCTGGAGAGCCACCGAGCAACTTGCAAGGAGGGCACTAACAGGCGAGTAATCGTCATGGGTGACTTAGGAGATAATAGGAAGTGAAAAAGATGAGTGGATCAAAAGGATACATACGAACGATTGAAGACATGGAGAGGCTATACTACGGTGCGGGCGCAGGTGCAAACGCATGGGCTTACTCCGGCACAGATCTGCTAAAGGCAGACTCACCCCTAGTTAGCAGCACGACTGGAACCTACCAGGCTATCTTTGGCCGAAAGGTTTGGTCACAGCTCAACCAGGAGTTCAACGCCTTCAGCATACTGCCCAAGAAGCCCTGGGAGAAGAGTGGATGGAGGGTCGTCACTGACAAGCCCTCCTTCAACAAGGGCGGTGGACTACCTGAGAACGGTACTCTACCCGAGAGCAGCAAGCCAACCTTCGCAGAGGTCAGCACCAAGCCCAAGACTGTGGCTCACACCTTCGACCTAAGCGAGACAGCAATGTTCCTCGCTGACAAGGATGACGGATTGGGAGACGCAAGGGCAGTAATGAAGATGGAGATGGCAAAGCACCACGCAGAGCAGATCAACGTCATGCTACTGACCGATGTGGATACACCAGCATCAAACGACTTCGAGTCACTTGACAGGTGCTTGTCCTCTGCTTTCGTGGAGACGGCAACCGACTTCGTGACCGCAGCAGCAGATCACAACCAATACAATCTGACAAGGAGCGCAGGTTCCTCTCAGCAATGGTATGATGCAAACGTGGACGCAGGTTCCGCAGGTGCGGCTCGTGCGCTCAGTCTGAACGTGATTGACGGAATGTTCCGAAGCGTATGGGAGAAGGGTGGTCAGCCAAAGGTCATCCTAACCGGCTACGACACTCTGGAGAAGGTTCAGCAGCTACTACAACCTCAGCAGAGATTCACCGAGATGAAGAGAGTCGTTCCAGGCGTGAACGGTGTCAAGGGTGTTCCAGGTATGGAGGCGGGCTTCGTAGTCGCCACCTACAACGGCGTTCCCCTGATTCCTTCAAAGGACGTTATCGCAGACACAGGCGAGCTATCGAGAATGTATTTCATCGACTCGGACTACATTTACTTCTGCACGGCCAAGCCAACCCTATACCACGAGTCTGGTATCGAGACGGGCGACCCGTTCGGGATCAACAGACTGGGACAGATGGGTATGTTCCACACAATGGGCGACCTATGGCAGCTATTCTATCGAGCACACGGAAAGGTGAGGGACATCGCTGCGTGAGCAGATGGAGAATGATGGAGAAATAAAGGAGTGAAAAAATATGGCATCAGCAAATATTACAGAAGCAAGCACAAGTGTCGTTTTTAGCCTACGAATGTGGGCAGGAAACGTGGAAAAGGACAACACCGATTGGCTACAAAGCCCGATGGGAAGCAACGCCGTAAGAGGCGGGCTACACCTGGGATGTGTCGATGTGGTGGCAACCGCAGCAGCAACATCCACAGTCCTCGACTTCGGTGACTCTGACACACCATCGGCTGTGACGGATAGGATCAACCCAACAAAGATTCTCGCACTTCTATCGGTAATGAACGTGACCGATAGTGCCGCAGGAGATATTCCAAACGTAGGGTTCACCGACACAACCATCAAGTTCGATTCGGACACTGGTGGAGACGGCGACACACACAGGCTGACGTTCCTATACAGGTGAAGGTGAGCCAAGTGGCTCTTAGCCTTCAATACGTTGGGATGCGCCCCTACTGCGAGATTAAACTCGGAAAAGGGCACGTCATCGGGTTCTCCCGAGGGATGACCAGGGACGATGTTCCACAGGATCTTATCCGCAACAAAATCATGCCTATGATCAAGAACGGCGGGACTTCTTGGAAGGTCATCGGAAGTGATGATGTCCAGGCAGAAAAGATGGCATCCACTATCGAGGAACCCGTTGTCGAAAAGAGCAAGGTTGAGAAAGTCGTTGAGATACCACAGAAGGTAGTTGAGAAAGTCAAGGAAACAGTCCTTCCAGCTAAGGAAGAGGTTGTTGAAGATGAAGCTCCATTGCCTCCTATCTCTGACAAAGAGGTCGATGTGGACATCCTATTAGCCGCATCCGGCTTTGATTCCAAGATGACAAGGGCACAGATGATGTCTTGGTGTTCCGAGAAAGGCATAGCGGTCAATAACAGATCGACAAAAGCCTCCATGACGGATCAGGCCCGAGAATATATCTCGGGGGCATCTGAGTGAATGATGAGATTGATGATGGCGTAGGCCGTTATGCAAGTCGCACTCGAATCAACCGCAGAATCCTGGACATAACAGGAGACGGCACAGGATCCATAAGTGGCACTATCGACATGAACGGGAAAATCTCCCGCATCATACTGGATATGTCTCGCATGGCAAGCAACTCCAATGGTGCTACCCAGGGTTCTATGGACATCACAATGGATGGAGAAGCAGATGGTGGAACCGATTACAAGTATTGCGAGCAAGTAGCAAGTCTTGATTTTAGAACCGCCTCGAATCTCGTAGGTCACTTCCAGGTTGCAGAAGGAGCTAACACCGATACTGCAGGAGTTCACTTGACGATCAACAACCCCGCAGGTGCGGCCGGATCATGGAATGGAGTCGTTTGTGGCAGGGTGAAATTCACCCTAGCACTCTCAGGAGGCAAGGTTTTCACCGATGGTGCAAGCAATATTGCTAGGATTACAATACTCCATGAGTAAAGCATCAGTTAAATAGGATTGAAAATAACGTAGGTATCAGTATGGCACTCACGGTTGAGCAACTTGGACGAACGAATGTGACGGGCAACAGGCTTTCTGTCGCTCTGAAAATAACTCCTGATACATCATGGCCCACCGCAGGTGAGGATTTGGATCTTACTGCATATGTGTCAAATATTGAAACAGTCCTTGTTGAGTCAGACATCGGAGGATATGTGTATGCATACGACAGGTCTGCCAAGAAACTCCTTGCATACGAAGCAGGTGCAGACGGTGCGGCTCTTGATGCGGTGGATGGTGCGAACCTTTCTGCACAGACCGTATATCTGACAGTCACAGGTGGGCGAGCCTAAACGGGGGCTTGCCGGTGGCTGTTGAATTAGATGAACTCTGCTTTGAAGAGGCTCATGAAATAGAACGCCGCCGTAAGGTGCGTATGGCCGAGATAGCTTCAAACGAAGGTTCCATAGCCACAGACGATTCTCCTTTCAGTAAGGAGAACCTGGAT